CACGAACGTAATTTACGACTATTTCAACGGCAGCTAGAAAGTACAGTTGAGGAAGAGGTGACAATCGGAGATGGTGATGATGCAACCACGGTTTGGCAAACCAAACCTGGTCGCTACCACATTGCTGTCGCACACCGGGTCAAAAACCGGTTCGGCACTCCGCGTTACACCCTAGTCAACCATCGAGCCGTACGTGAGTATGCTAGTAACCTCATGAAGTCGGATGGGCATAGACCATCGCACATCACGAGAGACTTACCCCGCATTATCAACTTAGTCTTTACACCCACTCTTGCTGAGTTGGAGGAGGCAGCCATGTTTAATGGAGCACCTGCCGCTTGCAACCAGCATTATCACTCTCAGCTGCCATCAGGTAGCTGAAGTGGCCCAAAATGGGTTATGGGCTTCACTACAGCCCCCAGAGCCACCATAGAGCAGATGCGTAGCGCTTGGGGTCGTGATGCGGCTATGTCCATAACCCCTCTTTTCGGGCCGCAACATGTAAGACGCGTCAACACCCTAGTTGGAGCCACCATGGGTACCAACTTTGGCGTGCACAATAGCAACTTGACAAACGTAACCCGTGCAATCCTGGAACGAGTCTTCTTAGTGAAGACTACTGACGGTTTCAACCGTCCACCCCAGGTTGAACGCAAGAGCCTTGCTCAGCTGAACGGATTTAAGCAACTGCTGGTACGTGTAACCCCGTCCCTCACCAGGTGGAGTCATCAACACTTTGTTGATAGCTACCTTGGTCATAAAAGGGCCATGTATCAGAATGCTGCGGATAGCTTATGCCTGAAACCCGTCCGCATCCAGGATAGCTACATCAGCGCTTTTGTTAAGGCTGAGAAGATCAATCTTTCTGCTAAGGGCGATCCCGCTCCTAGGTTGATCCAGCCACGGAACCCACGCTACAACGTTGCTATTGGAGTGTATATAAAACCTATCGAGGGAGTTCTCTACAACTCCATTGCGAAAGTGTTTGGGTCCCCCACTGTGATGAAGGGGCTTAATGCTGAACAGACTGGGAAAATTCTGCATGTCAAATGGCAGCGTTTCCCCAGCCCTGTTGCTGTCGGCCTTGATGCGTCAAGGTTTGACCAGCATTGCAGCCTTGAGATGCTTCAGTGGGAGCACTCTGTGTATAACCACATCTTCCATTTTGACCCAGAGTTACGCAAACTACTGTCCTGGCAGCTCCGGAACCGTGGGTTTGCTAACACATCTGACGGAAGGGTGAAATACACCACTAGAGGATGTCGCATGTCCGGTGATATGAACACTGGACTCGGTAATTGCCTCATTATGTGTGCTCTCATCTGGACTTATTTCAGGAAACGGTGCGACATCGAACTCCTGAATAACGGTGATGACTGCGTAGTCATCCTTGACAAGTCCAACCTGAACCATCTCAGTGCACTTCCAAACTGGTTCCATTCCATGGGCTACACTATGAAAATTGAAAAGGCTGTCACAACGATTGAACATATAGAGTTTTGTCAAACACGACCAGTGTTCAATGGCAAGAACTACACAATGGTTCGTGACCCTAGAGTTTGTCTCACCAAAGATCTCATCAGTGTCAAAAATCTGTCCACTGTCAACGCTTGGAAATACCAATGCCAGGCCATTAGTGACTGTGGACTTGCCGCCTATGGCAATATGCCGGTATACTGCCAATTCTACAAAATGCTGGATATGGGCTATCACAGCCGGAGGGACGACCACCTCACCACCGGATTTCATTACCTTGCCAATGGCCTCAAG